ACAAAGCTAAGATACGAAGGATTGTGGATGGTGATACTGTAGACGTTGATATTGATTTAGGGTTTGATATGATTCTTTCTAAACAAAGAATCCGACTCTATGGTATCGACACCCCAGAATCCCGTACAAGAGATAAAGAAGAAAAGTTTTATGGTAAATTGGCTGCCAGTTTTCTTAAAGAGCAATGTAAGAAAGGAACCTGTATTGCTTTAAGAACTCACTTGGATAAGAGAGGGAAATTCGGGAGAATATTAGGGGAGCTTATAGTTGATGGTGTTAATATCAATGAATTGATGATAGAGAGTCATATGGCTGTTGAGTATGATGGAAGGTCTAAAATAGATATACATAAAGCTCATATGTTTAATCGTCAAGAGCTTAATAGAATGGGATATAAATATTCTTAACTTGTTCCTTGTATTGGACTTTTCGTTGTGTTATATTATGTATGTCAGTTCGGTTGGGATTAAGATATTACTTTATACTCTTTATTAAACCTAACTTATATAATACCCAAATAGATACCCAAGTTAAATCAATCTCATAAAGCTTTAAACCATGTTTAGCTTTCTTTGGATGTTTATGATGGTTATTATGCCACCCTTCACCAAAGCTTAATATTGCACTCCACCAACAGTTTGTGGATAAATCATCTTTTAATTCAAAGTTTTTATATCCCCACATATGACAAGCACTATTGACTAACCAAGTCACATGATACACCAATACTATCCGAACAAAGATTCCCCATACTACCCAAGAGATACCTCCTATTAAATAGAATATAATCCCTAAAGCTACTTGAATGTGGATAAAATATTTATCTAAGAATTGGTAAAAGTTATCATCGTAAATATCCTTAGTATATAATTCTATTGATTTGGGGTTATCTATTCTATCTCTATGATAAAGCATCCATCCGATATGTGACCACCAAAATCCTCGACTGGCATTATGTGGGTCCTCTTCTTTATCTGAAAATCGGTGATGCATTCTATGATGAGCTACCCATTTGATTGGGCCATTCTGACAGGCCAGAGTACCTAAGAACACAATAGTATAATCTAACCATTTCGGCATAGACATTCCTTTGTGAGTTAAGTATCTATGATAACCAAAACATATTCCAATCGAGGCTGTTAACCAATACATAACCAACATAGTAGCGACTGCACACCAAGAGAATGTAGCTGGATGTAGAGCTAGTAAAGCACCAAGATGCAGAAAAATGAAGAATCCTATGACTGTTTTATTAAGTTCCATTATATATTTCCTCGTGAAAAGTGTTATAAATACTTATACAAGATATATATCTTGTTTTTGAATATATGGTGTAGATGATATTAGTATTATCTCACGAATAACTTTTATCATCTACACCTCCTCAAAAATGGAGAAACAAAATGGAAATAAAAGAAAAACTTAAAGAAGCACAGCTGTGGTATAAACGTAAACTAGCAATGCGTGAAGGTGTTGTGATTGAAGATATAATAGATGAAGATATCGAACAAGTAGAAGTGCTTACAGAAATTCCAAAAACAGCTAAGATACTTACAGAGAATAAATAATGACTACACTTAGTTCTACACAGCCAGGTAATATTAATCAGCTTAATATAGTCAGTTTTGAAATTGCATTTTCACGATTGCCTACTGTTGAATATTTTTGCCAAAGAGTTAATATTCCTGCGGTAATTCTTGGTGATACTTTTCAACCTACACCATTTTTAAATACTCCAGTAGAGGGTGATACATTAACTTTTGAATCTGTTAATATGAGTTTTATTCTTGATGAAGATTTAAAAAATTATAGAGAGATATATGATTGGATGACAGCTCTTGGTTTTCCAAGAGAATATAATCAGTTTACACAATTACAAGAAGCTAAAACAATATCAGAAACAGCAAGTAAATATTCAGATATGAGTATATTACTACATACAAATAAATCCAATCCAAACTATCAAATTAAATTTACTGATGTTTTTCCAACATCTTTAAGTGCTGTACAATTTGATACCACAGCATCATCTTTAGACCCTATTGTAGTTGATGCCACATTTGCTTTTCAAGGGATGTTTGACATACAGAAAATCGTGCGGCCAGTACCATAACTTCTTCCTTGTATTTCCATATTCAATATGTTATTATGTACATATGAAAATTGATGAAATAATAAAACTAATCGAAATAGATAAAAAGATTGACCATACTCAGCTGGATAGTGAATCATTAAAAATTCCAGAGCAGGCAGTCAAGTACCAACAACTAGCTCATGATGAGGCATTACGATTACGCTTTCTTGAGAAAGAATATAATGTTACCCGATATAATAGATGGATGTATTACATGGGAAAAGCAGACCCAGCTGTATATGATAAAGAACCATTTGACCATAAAGTTTTAAAATCTGATGTTAATATATATCTTGATTCGGATCTTATATTAAATGAAATACAAGATAGACTTACAGCACAAACAGAGAAATTAAAATTGGTTGTTGAAGCTGGAAAAGTAATGCAGAATAAATCTTTTAATATAAAGAACGCACTTGAACACCAGAAGTTTATGGGTGGTGCATTTTAAATTATGATAACAGTTGGTAAGATGAATGAAACATTCTTGATGGTTTCTTGTGAAAGACATATCGCTCAAGAATTAAATGAATTTTTCGCATTTCAAGTCCCAGGCTTTCAGTTCATGCCACAGTATCGAAACAAGATGTGGGATGGCAAGATACGTCTATTCAATATAAAAACGCAACAACTTTATATGGGTCTATATGACCATCTTATGAAGTTCGCTATGCAACGACAATATGTAGTTAAAAGTGATGTTGTTAGTATCACACCTCTATCTGGTTTATCAGATGAAAATATTGCAGATTTCTTTAAAGCTTTAAATCTTCATTGTAAACATAAACCAATCATACCCAGAGATTATCAAATAAAATCATTTACACATTGTGTGAAGAAAGAGAGAGCTCTTTTGCTTTCACCAACATCTTCTGGAAAGAGTCTGGTTATCTACTCTTTAATAAGATGGCATCAGAATTTCTTGGATAAAGATAAGATACTGATACTTGTGCCAACAACTAATCTGGTGACACAGATGTATAATGATTTTCTGGATTATTCATCACACGATAAGTGGGACGGTAAGAGTCAATGTCATATGATATATTCTGGTAGAGATAAGAAAACAGATAAACAGATTGTCATTTCTACATGGCAATCATTGTTTAGACTTGGAGTTCCTTTCTTTAAACAGTTTGGAATGGTAGTTGGTGATGAAGCACATTTATGTAGTGCTGTATCATTGAAAGGTATATTAGAAAAGATGGTGAGTTGCCGATATAGATTTGGAACTACTGGAACATTAACTGAATCCAAGACACATCAATTTGTTCTGGAAGGATTATTTGGACAAGTCTATAAGGCTGTAACATCTAAACAGTTGATGAAAGATAAACATATATCTGAATTGAAGATACAATGTTTGTTGATGCAGTATCCAGATGCTGAACGAGAGGCACAAAAGAAAGCAACATATAAAGAAGAAATAGATTTTATTGTAGCACATACAAAACGAAATAACTTTATATGTAATCTGGCTTTAGATCAAAAAGGCAATACATTGATTCTGTTTAATTATGTAGAGAAGCATGGTAAAGTATTAAAGGAGATGATGGAAAGAAAAATGGCTATAAACGAAGTTGCTGGAAAGTCATATCCAAGAGAAATATTTTTTATAGCTGGTGAAACTGATGTTGATGAGAGAGAGTCTATTCGAGCATTAACTGAAAAATGTAAAGACGCAGTTATCATAGCATCATCAGGTGTCTTATCTACAGGTGTAAATATAAAGAATCTACAATCATTAATTTTTGCTCATCCATACAAAGCCAAGATTAGAAATTTACAATCCATTGGTAGAATATTGAGGTTGGATGATATGAATAACAAAGCAGTATTATATGATATAGTTGATGATTTACATTGGAAGAAACGAGATAATTATGGACTTAAACATTGGAGGGAACGTGTTAAGATATATGCTGATGAAAAGTTTGATTATAATTTTAAACAAGTAACAGTATAAATAGGAGATAGAGAAGTGGGTAAGACGTATCGAAAAGCTAAATCAGATAGGCAGAAAGAAAGAAATCATAAGTGGAAAGAATTTAGAGTGAAGCGTAAAATTATTAAGGAGTTGGAAGATTATGAAAACGAAAAGGAAGTGTCCGAGTTGCCAGATGAAAACATCGAGGCAGATAGCTGAAGGCATTAGTGGCCATAAGTGGTTTAGTTATTATGAATGTGAAGAATGCAAACGCATTCAAACTTTTCCAATTAACA